CTCAAGGTTTACTGTTGGTCCGTCTGGATGTCCTAGTTCGCCAAATGCTCGTTTCTTATTAATGAATTCTTTTGTGTATCTTCCTACTTCTTTTGCAAGAGTTTCGACTGGATAAACTCGACCGTTACGGTTCTTAATATCAGCCTGCATAAAGACACCTCGTATCTTATAAGATTTACCACCATTAGTGGTTGCCTCTGTCAATACTTCGATATCTTCAATAGTTTCTGTAATTAGTTTCATCTCTCCACCTTTTCTTTGTTGTAAACTTTATCTACTATGCCTTGTTTAATTTCTTCTCTTTTAACATTATACTTTTCAGCAAACGCCTCTTTAAATTTTTCGGCAAGATCAGTTTTTCTTTTTGTTCCTACAATTCTTTCTAGTATCGCTTTCGAATGATCTTTTTTATTCTTACTCATTATCTCACTTCTATTATAATTGTATATGTATCATTTGATGTAAAGTTTTTTGTACTAAACAGAATATCACCTGCAGGACTTGTACTTGCTACTAAAGTTGCGTTATTGAGAATACCATTACCTGCAGTATGCAAATCCCAATATCCTTCACCACTTACAAATAAAGCAGTTGCATTTGCGCCACTAGTCCCACTACCTGCCCAAAGTATTTCAACACCTCCGTTACGAGAGTTTGTGTTGCAACTCCACCAAATCTTACTTATCTTCTTAGTTGCATCCTCAGTCATATGAGTCAATGCACTTGCATCCATTTTAGTTACCAGTGTTTCACCAGAACCATCACTAATATTTGTAAACTTCATCACAGTTTTTGTACCAGATGTATCTACTATCGTTTGACTTGTAACTGTATCTGCCATTATTTATTCCTTCTAAATTCTGTTATTAACAAATAACTCTCAACATTTGAGTCAGTTGTTAGTCTTATTTGTTTATTATTACCAAACTTTAATTGATCTGGTCTTAATCCATATTTACCTTTACCTGCTAGTGGTAAATCACTCTTAACTAAATTTCCATCAACTAAAGCGTCAGCATGAAAAGTTAATATTCCTGTGCCTTCTATTTGATAATAACACTCAATCAAAGTTACCGTTGATTGATCTGTACCACCTAAATCAATTTCAGCGTCAACCACTAGTTGATTACCCTCATTACCAACACCAACAGATTTAACTATTGCTTTACTACTAGTATTAACAACTGTTGTGTTTGTTATTGTCATAAGAAATCACTATGCAGTAAATGATTCGTCTTTTCTTAATTCGATAATAACACTACCAGAAGTTCCTAATGCAGTTAACTCTAAATCTCCTGAAGTTGCAGTTGTGTTAGTAGCATTATTTGTAATCTTACCAGCAGTACCGTCATAGTGACCTGTACCAGCAAGTTGAATTGCGATAGTATCAGATGAAGCACCTTTAAATTGTATCTGTACATGACCTGTATTATCGTCAGCAGTACCTTGTACTAGAGACCACCATATTCTAGTGATATCTAATTTTGCACCGTTAGCGTGTCCTGCCAAACCACTTGCGTCAAGTATGTTTGAATTAGCAGTAGTATTATCGTCCATGTTTACTAAAACAGTAACCTTACCACCTTGAGCACCGCCACTAGCTTGTAATGCCGTATCTTTGAGTGTTCTTGTTGCAATAGCCATTTTTTATTTCCTTACTTTATTAATTCGTTATCAAAGTAATTTTCTATATCGTCAACTTTGATGTTATGTTTTTTTGCGACCGTATTAATAATACCGTCAATTTTACTTATTATAGGATCAGGTGTCTTATCAATTATAGAATAAACATCTCTGATTGCCATTCTCATTTTAGGAGATAGTTTTCTATACTCCTTAGTTCCTTCAGGACCTATGTATCTGCGTTCATGTAGTTTACTTTTAAACTTCTGAAACAGCAGGTTGCTCATTTTCATCCTCTTCTGAATCTATTTCAACTGGTTCTATTTCGCTTTCATCTCCAATATCATCTAAACCAGAAGCGTCTTTTATTCCTTCTAATCCGTCAGCAGCATTTAACCAATCTTTCGCAACATCAACTCTCTTATCATCTAATGCTTGACCAATCTTATCAGAAAGAGCATTTTTAAACGCATCCTGAGCAGCAACATTATCGTTATCTGCAAGTGAGTCAACCATTGCTTTTACATTATCATTTGACATAATTATTCATCTCCTATATTATCTATATTTATATCGGAATCCACATCATCATCCTTCATACTCTCGCCTTCAGGATGTGCAATAATTCCTTTAGTAATTTCATCAGCAATTTGACTATCAATTTCAATGATATCCTCATCGCTTTGTCTTAGAACATATTTTCTTACATATTCAACTGAATAAAACTTACCAATGTAAGGACTAACTTCATTTGCAAGACTTAATCTTTCTCTAAGCATTTCTGCATTTTTTAATTCTGCAAAGTATCCATCTTTTAAATAATCATATTGTATATGTTCTTTAATTTTCTGCCAGTCTTCAATTGTAATAATACCTTTTAAAACTAATTGTGTTTTAAGTATATCTTGAAAAACTTGAGTAAATCGTTTTCTTAATCTTTGTACAAATTTAGTAAATTTTAATTCATCTCTAGTTATTTCAGCTGCCTTACCAATATTAAATCCGTTTTCTGATTCCATTCTTGATATAGGAACATTCAAAGATTTATATAATTTTTTCTGAAAATACTGAACATCTGAAATTTCACCAAGATTTTGTCCACCAGGTAGTGTAGAAACTTCTGTACCTTTAGTGCCATCTCGTCTTGGTAACCAAAAATCTTCAAGCATTGACATATGTTTTCTATCATCTCTAATCTCACCAGTAGAAGCGTCATAGACAAGTTTATTTCTATATCTTGCCATCACATCTCTAAGATATGATTCTGCTTTTACTTTTGGTAGATTGCCAACATCAACATAAAATATTCTTCTTTCAGGTGCTCTTACTATTCTGTAAATAACAACAGCATCCTCAATCATTCGTAACTGATTAACAGGTTTAATTGCTTTGTGCAAGTGACCCATAACCATATTCTTAGTAGCGTCAACTACACCAGAAGTTACATAGGTAATTGAATCGGTAGTAATTTTAAGTCCTGCATTTGAGTTTGCATTAGACATACCTTTTTCGTTATATACAAACCATTCATTTGTTTGTTCTATAACTTCGATTCCAGAACCTTTTGAGTCTCTTCCTTTAGTTACTTCACGAACTTTTTTAATCTTTCGTGGATCAATGTATCGTATTTCTGTAAGTCCTGTTCTTGGACTTTTTGGATCTATTACTTTGTGAAAGTAAATTCGCCCATCAATATACCATCGTTTAAATATATCGTGACCTTTTTCGTCAAAGTTTAAAAGAGATAAACACTCTTGAAACTCATCACGAATTTTGCCTTTTATGTTTTCAGATATGTTAAGTTTGTCTAGTGATATTGATACTGGACTATCTCTTTCATCTGATACCACAACCTCATTGATGATATCTTCAACTGCCATATCACATTCAGGATGTTGTGCAATCTCTCTATATCGTCTAATTAAATCATAGTCGTTCTTTGCATTAACTTCCATATCCAGGTATTGACCGAAGTAACCGCCAGCAGATATAGTAGTTGTACCGTCATCAGGAGTGGCGACCGTAAACGCTTGTTTACTAGTCGCCGGTTTATCCTGATTTGAGTCTCTGGTTATTTGGAAACCAAGTATTTTTGCCATATTATATTATTCCTTATAACTATTTAGTTATTATGTAGTAGTGTCTGTTTCGAAGTATTGATATGAAAAGTCAACTGTAAAAGTTTCTACGGTGTCATTAGTACCATAGTCTAACGCAATATCAGAAAGAGATGTTGGAAATCCCCCTCTAAATGTGTAAGATTTTAGAGTTGTACCATTTCGATCTAATTGATCTACGAAAAAGTCAACTTGATAATCAGCAGGATTTGTTAATCCTTCATTATCAGTCATATTATTCATTCCATTCATCCATCTTTCGAATGCTCTGTATATCTTGAAGTCAGTATCGTTCAATACAGTTATCGCCCATGGATTAAATGTTCTATCGCCTGTTAGATTAAGTATTCTACCTCTAAAGTTTACTGGTGTTACAGCAACATTAGAACCAGGAAGAGCCGCAGCAGAACATAAGAACGCCAAGTCAGCAGTTTCTCCACCAACAGCAGAGTAACCAGGAAAAGGCATTGTTACCTTAAACTGATTGGCTCTTGCACCACCGCCTGAAAGACGAGCTTTAAAATCATTTATATTAGCCATTTTTTATTCTCCTCTCTATGCGCCTGCTACTTCTGAAAAGGCAACGCCTGTTCTTGTAGCAATAAAGTTAAGTTGAATGAAGTTAATAGAACGAGCTGGTTTGATAAAAATATCAGCCCTAAATTCGTTTCTATCAATTACATCACCTGTATTGTTAGTGTTATCACAAACTACTAAAAAGTCTGTAATACCTCTTCTACCTTGTACATCTCTAATAAACGGTTCTACTAAGTTTCTAAATTGTGCTCTAGTGAACTCATCATTGAATTCAAATAGTTGAAATTTAGCAGCAGTAGCAATCGCTTTTTCAAGAACGATAAACAATCTACGAACATTGATACGATCAAATGCAGATGGTTTAGATTGAGCAGTTTTATCACCAAACAATACTGTACCTTGCCCAGGAAATGAAACAACAGGATTTACTCTGTTTTTATATAATTCATCTCTTTGAGTTTGGTTAGGATTGAATGCTAATTTAACAGCACCTCTAATTTGTCCACGATTAAATCCGCCTGGTGAAAACCATGCGTCAGCAACTGTATCAGTTCTAGCACAAAGACCAGCAATATCTCCGTTCAGAGGAACGAATCTATAAACATCATTATATCTATCGTACATATACTTATAACCACTATCAATAACAGCATAAGAGCTTGAAGGTAAACCTTGAGCAAATGCTTTTACATTAGCAGTTTGTGTAATTGGATTTTGAACACCAACCACAGCAGTTCTATATGGTGATATGAAAGCAACGCAATCTTTTCTTGCAGTTGCAATATCCATAACAGCAGTTGCTTTTGTATCGCCAGTAGTGTCAGCACCTGTTTGAGATGGTCCACATAATAATAGACTTAAATCAACAGCATCAGCATCAGCAAATTTTTCATAAGCAGTTGCAATTTCACCATTAGTAGCAACATAATCATCTGTTCCACTTGCAAGTGAAGTATTAGATACTACGAAAGCGTCACCAACTGAATTATCAAAAGTTGTACCTACTTTAGTCAAACCATCTGATAAAGTAGCGATATGATCTATCCAATAGATAAATTTTGATTGTTGATAGATTACTTGTGGATAATAGTTACTTGCACCTTCAGAAGTTTTAGCGTCAAAAGCCTGTGAAACACCCTCGAAAGTTTCTAAGATTGTTCCAGCAGTTCCTGTGATTGATCCATCTTCGTCAACAACGACAATATGCATTTCGTCTAATGAACCACCAGCAGCAGATACATCATCTGAAGTTGTTGGTGCATTAGAGAATTGAAAATAATATTCCCAATGTCTTAGCACTTTTGCGTCATCAACAATAGCGTGTCTTAATCCGCCTGTTTCTGTTACGCCAGTTGATACATTAAATCTTGCGATTGTTAATACATGAGTTGCAATTCCAGTTACTTTATAATAATGTCCTGAAGGTGCACCTGAAGTTGAAGGCACATTACTTGCGTCTCCAAACTCTAGTATATCGCCTACTTGAAATAGAGATCCGTCATCCATAGTGATAGTTGTATCTCCAATAGCAGCAGAGCTATCGTTTACTAGTGTACCACTTTGTGAGTGTGGTCCAAAAGCAGTTGAGTTAGAACATAGTGAAACTTTTAAACTGTTTCCTAATGTTCCTGCCTCTCTTGCAGCCCAAGTTCCTATACTTGTATTTTGACCTGCGCCCGAGTCTGAATAATAGTTATCCAGATAATCAGTTGTATTTTTAATCAAGACAGCAGTACCAGTTGACACAGCATTTACTAATCCTGTGATTGGTCTTACTACCTTCAGATTGTTTCCGTATCCTAAAAAGTTTGCAGCACAAAACCATTCTTCAAAATTATTGTTGTTTGGTTTACCAAAGTTATCGGCCAACTCTTTTTCAGATGAAATAAGTGTTATCTCATCAATTGGTCCTTTTTCTGCTGTAATAACGATTCCCCCGCCACTTGTAGCGACATTAGGAACAATATTCGTTAAGTCTTTTTCAGTTACGAGAACACCTGGTGATACTTGAAAAGCCATATTTAGTTCTCCTTAATATTAAGTTTTTATATTTTAGTTATAACCCTTTGTGTATATTTATAGTATACCAAAACTACACTATTCCCCTTTACGGTAAGAAACTGGTGTCCAAAGTTGTCCTGTATCGTCATAAAACTGTGAATTATTGCCTTCTGGATCGTTTAATCCGTCATCTATAAAACCAAAAGGTGCCATATCTGCCTCTATTGCATTTTTTTGATCTGTAAACATCTGTCCTCGAACATCTACATCTGTTAATTCTTTGAAATATCGTTGATTTGCCAACCATGAAAATATTACTAAACACATTACAAGGTCATCTGAAGCGCCACTCTCTGCCTCAAAAGATTTTCCTTTAGAAATAAAAGTTGATAATTCTGCAATAATTTCGAAATCTTGAATTATCAGTTTATCTCCCTCAATTAAACTTTTCAGATTAGAAGTTCCGATTTTTTTAGTACCTTTAGTCATTCTTAGTCCTAACTGACTACCTCTACCACTAAATCCTCCACCTAATACTTGACCTGATCTTCCTCTTTGTGTGACCATAAGTAAATTATCATATTCTAATTCAAATTGCATAGCGTCTGCAACTTGTTGACCTAAATCATTTATCTCAATCAATACAAATGCTTGATTGTATGCGTCACCTACTTTCTTCATAACACTTGGAAAGAGTAAAGGTTTAATTTCGTTATCTCGATACTTTGCAACAATTCGATATGGTGCTTTCGTAGCGTCAATAACTACAAATGCAGAAGCATCATTTCCAATACCTCTTGATACATCAACTGTCATTACATAGATATTACCTTTGATTGGTTTTTCGTAAACATCTAAAGTACCATTCAAACTTTTTACTAAAGGATCAACAACTGCCATAGTTTTAATTTTACTTGCATTAATAAGAGTATCAACACTACCTAAGAACTCACATTCAAACTCGGTCTGAAACTGTGCCTCACTTGTATTTCGTATTGTCTGTTCTTTCCATTCTTCATCTCTACCAGGAACTTCAGACCAATGCACTTCAATCGGAACATAATCATTTCTTTTATTTGTTGCGTCCATCCACATTTTATAAAACATATTCATTCCGTGTGGTGTAGAAACGATCATAACTTTAGATGATTGACCAGAAGATATTGTAGGATAAACTGAACTAAAAAATTCTTCAGCAATATTGTTTGGTACATAAGCAAACTCATCTAGAAAGATAATGTTAAATGTACTACCACGAACAGCACTTGAAGAAGTACTTGCGGCTATCATTTTACTTCCATTCTCTAATTCAATAGAACCTTTGTTCCAGTTGAGAACTCCTTGTTGCATCCATTTAGGTAAGTATTCATATGCAAGTTGCAATCTGCCTAGTAAATCTCTTGCAGTCGAAGATTTGTTAGCAAGGATTGCAACATTTACATTGTCATTAAATAAAACATAATGTAAGAGGTAGGAGACAATGATTGTCGATTTTCCGCTTTGTCTTGGTAACTTGCAAATAGAGAAACGGTTTTTGTGAAATGTATCCACCATCTCTCTTTGAAAGTCGTACATCTCAAAAGGTACAAGACCTTTATCAATGGTTACAATCTTTAAGTAATTCTCTATAAAATATTTTGGGTTATCCAAACACTTCAATACTTCTTCAATTTGTTTTTTTGTAAATCGAGATTTTGAATGTGCTTTTTTAAGATTTGGATTTCCTAAGTATTGCTCAGTTTTCATAATTATCTTTGTTCAGAAATACATATAACTTTTCACCAAGTAGAATGCCTGTTTCGTTGTCTGAAGGATAATGAAACCCTGCTCTTACTCTTCCCATACCACACTCGTTACCTTTTTTAAGTAATTCAATTTCGTGTTCAGGAAATTTACCAGCAACATATCTTGCAACAAGTCTTGCTTGTGCTGAATGTCCACTTGGATAAGAACGAGTTTTATTTGTTTTACTTGGTAATGTATTTATTCTATTATCAACCTCATTAGGTCTTTTGCGATTAAACATATTTTTAAAATGCAATATAATCGGTGTTGATTGTTCCACTAAATCTTCAAATTCGTTTTCGTGAAATAATAATCCGTTATCTTCACAATATTTTTTTAATGCAAAAAACGGAACTTCATCATGGTCTCTTATAGACTGTACATCCTCAGCAGTTCGATTTCGAATAATATCTTTTAAACGAGATATTTCATCTTCATCTCTTTGAGGTGGAGAAGGTAAAGTAATTCTTTCTTCTATGTTCGGTCTAAAAAAATCCATTAGTCTTTCTTCTTTAATAGTTTTGTTAATTCAGTAGTAGAACCAACAAACAATGCATTGGTTACACTTTTAGGTCCTGTATTAGGAACATCTTTAAGTTTCTTCATTTTTTCTTGTAGACCTAATAAGTCTTGAGAAACTTCACTTACTGTTTTGATTAATTGTCCTGCAACTTCATATGCTCTAGGATGTTCACCCTCTTTTGCAAGTGATAGAATACCATCTATTGCTTCATTACCTTTTGCAAGTAACTTGTATAGATTTTCTCTACCAGTTTCAAAGTCAACATCTGGATCAGTATTTTTAGGAGTAGTAGAAGGTACGATTGCAACTTCTTTTTTTCCTTCAAATACTTCTTCCGCTATATCTAAAACTTCATTTAATTTATCATCAATTGTACTCATTTTGTAAACCTTTTATTATTACTTATCTTCACCTGTGCTTTCATCATAGTTTAATCCATCATTAAAGAAATCTAAAGTAGTTGTATATGTATAAGTATCATCTTTATCTGCTGAAGTTGGATTAGGTGTAACCGTAACTCTTTCATTTCGAGATGGACTATTTCCTTGTATATCTGTATATAAATCTGCTGAAACTTTTTTAATAATAGAACTTGTACTTATCGGACCATACAGATATATTTTTGCAGTAAATGATAATGTATAAATGATTCTTCTATTTGTTGTAAGTGATCCTGTATAACTATCATCATAATCAACACCATTTAATATAAACGGTATATCTCTTTTTGTATCCATGTAATCTTTATTCTCATACATTGTAACCGTGTAGTCTGGTTGAAAGTATGGAAGTATCTGTTCAATAATTTGTAAACCGTCATCTGAATTAGAAGTAAATACATTTAAAGATATATTTACATTATATGGTACAGGAGAATATTGTGTATTCAAGTTAGTTGTATCACTACTAGTTTTTACATTACTAAGTTTTTGATTTTTATTTAACTTACGAGCTGGGTCATAAGAATAACCAGTGATATCAAATGACATACGAGGTAGAGTTATTGCCACACTTGAATCGTCTCCAGTTAAATCTGCTTGTTGGTCTAATCTTGCCAAGAACTTTTCTTTTGGTGAATATGACAAAGGCACTCTAATATTCTGCAATGGATTTCCGCTAGAGTCCAAACGCCTAATATTAATATTATTAAATATTGTACCAAACGCAATTACAGTATTACGAATTTGTTTATGGTAAAAGTGTTGTCCAAACATTAGTAATCGTCAACCTCTCCAAATGGATTTCTTTCGCTGAAATCTAATATATCATCACTTGTTGATGATGTTGTTGTACCTGCCTGTTCTTCAAATATTAGTCCTTGATCTACTGGTTGTTGAGTTGCCATTGTAAAGCTCTCATTGATAAGATATTCAATTTTACCAATATCACTTTCAACTACAAACGATCCAGTTTCATTTTCTAAACTAAACTGGAAGTTCATTGTATCAGTAGATAATGAATCTTCAGTACTATCAATTTCTACAATACCTGTATCAATTCTTTCTGAACTGTACTCAAATTTAGTACATGATAGTTTATAAACAGGTAATGCACTTTGTTGATAGAACGGTTGCTCATGTTCTACAAACTGTATTTCAAAAAATGCGTTTGTAGTAGGAAAATAAACTAAGTCACCTTCTTGAGGTCTCTCAGCAACTAAATCACTATTGTTAGAGATTAAAGTTTCCCATCTTAATTTAGAAACAGTAAATTTAATATCATCTCGTAATTCTAAACCAAACTTATTAATAATTTCTTGCTCGCCCATATACCCATCAGTATTGTCAACATACATTTCAATAATGTACGAGTCATCAAAAGACGAAGCAGGATCTTCTCCAAAGATATTATCCTTATTCGCAATTTTTCTTGGTAAGTAATAGACATCTTGGCCGTATATCTTAAGCTGTTCTATAATTAAATCTTCGTATAGTCTTTGCTCAGATGTTGTGCCTGTGTCAAAATAGACATTAGTTGGCATTCAATTATCCTTGTTGCATATGTGGCGGCTCTTCGTAATTTAATCTAATTTCTTCTTCTAACTTTTGCTGTTCTTGAATAGCAGTAGAAAATAATTCAGGACCATTAAGTGTAACTCCTCCTAACATAGCCGTACCATTAAATTTAGAAAGATTTTGTCCCCATTGTCTTTTAATTAGTGCTGTTGCATATCTCTTTAAGTATATATCGTCATATACATCGGTAAAAGTATCAGGATCTAACTTACGATAAACTTCCATAATTAGATATTCACCTGCTGTAATATCTGTTTTCCAATCCATATCTATAAACAATCTATTTGATAGATGATTAAATCTCATTGGTTTTTCACCAACTAATATATGGTCAAGAAAATCTAAGTGTCGCATAGTCATTTCATAATGAACTATACTTGTAGATGAAAAATCATACAAATCGTTTAATCTTAATTGATATTTAACATCAAACATATTTAAGTTTGATCTATCAGATAAAGGAAACACATTAACAACTGAAATTACAGATGAAGGAACTACAAGAAAATTATCTGCTCTTTTCCATGTAGTCGTAATTGAATTATCTGTAACCGATTCAGAAGCGTCTGTGGTCATTCTTGTAATATCATCAGCAGTAACTAGATATTTTAAATACATTCTTTCAACACCGTCCACATGATATTGTGCAAAGTATTGAACCGCTTCGTCTATTCGGTCATCTATTTGATCTTCGTCAACATTTATATCTATTACAGGTTTGCCTAATGATCTTAAACAATACTCTTTAAATGTTGCTTTTGTAGTTGGTGTTGCCATAATTTTCTTTCCTTATACTACTATTTAGTATTTATCCTAATGCGATAGCCTGTGCGATTGAGAATGCCTTTGTTGCACCAGTTGTTGTAGTCAAAACTGAGGCATCTATAGCAACTGTTATAGTATTCCCACTACTAGTCGTAGCGACGCCCGTACCCCCAGCAACCGTGAATCTTTCTTCGTTTGTTAAGTTTATATTTAAATTACTTTCATCATCTGCCGTAAAGTTTAACACAGGAAAAGTTACATTTGATACCGAAGTATCAACATATGCTTTAATAGATTGTTGGGATGCAATCGCCGTAGCACTATTTGACGCCATATTATCTTCATCAACAAAACTTTTACCATCTAGAATATTTAATTCGGTTGCGGTTGAGGTTACTGCCGTACCATTAATAGATAAAGCGTCTGTTTCTAGAGTACCATCAATATCAACATTACCTGATATATCTAAACTTGCGGCATCTAACTCACCAGTTAGTGTTATATTTCTAAATCCTGTAATATCTTTACTAGAGTCAACAACGACTGCCTTACTAGCAACAATTGTGCCTGCCGTGACGCCATCTAATTGTGCAATTTCAGTACCAGAAATTTCGGTGTCGCCTACTACAAGTGTACCGCCTGATAAATATAATTTACGCCAAGGTCTATCTTCAGATCCTAAATCAAAAGTTGATCCTGTTGTCGGCATCAAGTCAGCAGTAATCTTGTTTGTATCTAAGCCACCACCAGTAAATGACATTTGTTTAGCAACAATATCTTTAAAGTTAAGAAACTCTCTTTTTAGTTTGTCTAAAGTATCAACTGACTCTAATGATTTAATTTTATCTTCATCTATTTTTTTTGCAACCTTCATATCAGAAAGTTGTTTTGATACTTTATCTATAACCGTAAGTTCTTCTGGTGTTTTTTCAATAACATTCTCAACTACAACATCTTCAATATTTTCTGTTTTTTCAGGTTCAAGTAAAAGTTCTTTTTTCTTTTTAACCTTTTTTTCTTTTTTTGGTTCGTTAAGTGCTTTAAATAATTTTTCTACTTCAGCAATTTTAACTTCTTCTTTTTTTACTCTACTTTTAAGTTCTTTCTTTTCGGAAGTGATTGTAGAAAAGAAATCGCCTAGTTCACTTTGAACATTAACCTCTTCTATTGCTTGTTTTTTTGAGATGTTTGTAAGAAGATCAATTTCAGTTTCGGCAACTTTTAATTTTGCTTCTTGTAATTGTGTGATTTGTTTTTCGATATCAGCGTCAATATCTATTTCTTCAATAATACTAACTTTGCCCGTAATTGTTTTGTCAACAATCGAATCTTTTCCAATAACATTATTAATCCAATTTTTTTCTCCATCAATATATCTTTGAGTTGTATCATCTGACATAAAGTTACCTAGTTACGCTTGGTGTTACGGTAACCCTTCCTTCAATTCTTCGAGTAATTAAACCAGAAGAATCAGTTGTTGTTAAATCCCATACATAACGACCTTCAGCAAGACCAGTAGTAACAGCGTCAGTCATTGTGATTGAACAAGTACCATCAGTTGCACTTACTTTAGCAGTTGTAAAATCAAATGCTGTAGTAGAAAGGTGAGTCTTTCTCATTTTACTAGTGATTGTTTCATTTGATAAATCAACAACTGTACCTGTAGAATCTTTAACTGTTAATGTTTCTGTGAAATCACAATCTTGGTCAATGGTGATATTTTGTATCGTTGCCATTGTTTATTATCCCTCTAATGTAGTGACTCTAGCAGTTAAGGCGTCAACTTTTGCAGATAATTCTTGTACTGCTTTTATTAGTGGGTAAATAAACTGCCCTTCTCTTAAGCATTGAGTATCGTCCTCATCTAAATCCCAACCAGTAAATTTGTCGTGTCCAACTTTATCCATAGCTGATTTAACTTCTTGTGCAATTAAACCATATTGTAAAGTTTCTGTGTCTTTTGCATTTACTTCTGTTTTTTGTTTTGTTAATTCTTCAGGAATAGTTGTAGTATCTTTCCATTTATAAGTTACTGGTCTTAATTCATTCACAAAATCTAAACCAATATTAGTTGCTTCAATACTATCTTTTAGTCTTTCATCTGATGATTGTGTCCAAGTAGCACTTGAAGCAAAATCTGCGTAAATTAATGCACCAGATTTACCAATAGCAACCCTGTTAGCAACTGTAGCAATAGTTTGTCCTATTACAATTGCGTTTGAGGTACTATTTGTACTAACATCTGAGTCTTGACCTATACAAATATTACTACCACCAGTTGTAGCTGTATCACCAGCACCAGCACCAATAAAAGTATTGCCCGCACCACTTGTAACCCTTAAACCAGCTTGAGCTCCTACTCCTGTGTTTGCAGTATCATTTACTGATGTACCTGTGTTAAATACTTTTAATGCTTCAAAACCTATTGCAGTATTATATCTATCACCTTGTGCCGCACCTAATGCGTCTTTACCTACTGCTGTGTTATAAGAACCTAGAACAATTGCGTCTCCAGCGTTGTGTCCAATAAGAACTGTATCAACAGCAGTTGTTAAAGAATACCCTGCGTTACCACCGAGAGCAGTATTTTGACCACCTGTGGTCAATGCTTGTAAAGCACTAGCTCCAACACCAGTATTAACAGAACCACCCGCATTTGTTGAATGCTGTTTACCAACATCAAAACCAATAAATGTATTAAGTTCACTAGTTGTAATTGATGTTCCAACATTATAACCTACTAATGTATTACTATCTCCTGAAGTAATTGCATCACCAGAATAGTTACCTATTGCTACATTATATTCTCCACCAGCAATGTTTCCACCCATTGAATTAATACCTATTGCTAAGTTATGGTTTTCAGTACTTGGACCAGGATCACCACCCATAGCTAATCCGCCTATTGCAATATTATGAACACCAGTTGTGAGAGCATTTAAAGCACCATAGCCAACTGCTGTATTGTTATCATCTGTATTACTAGATGGATTAAATGTACCTAATGCACCAGAACCTACAGCAGTATTTCTATCACCAACAGTATTAGTTCCTAAAGAGTGATGTCCAACTGCTGTATTAGTATTTCCACTAGTTATAGCGTGACCTGCCTGATGACCAATTAAAGTATTATAGCCACCTGAGGTTACAGCACCACCAGCGTCATAACCTACAGCAGTTACAAAATCAGCTGAAGTTATAGCATCTAAAGTGTAATTACCGATAGCTACATTGTATTCTGCACCAGCAAGTGAGCCACTTCTTAGTGCTTCATATCCAAATCCAGTATTATGGTTTTCAGTATCAAAAGCCTTACCAGCACTTCCACCTACCAAAGTATTGTAATCTCCAGTTGTAATTGCTTGACCAGCTTCTCTACCAATAGTTATATTATCGACACCCTCAGTAATACTTCTTCCTGAATAGTAACCAATCATTGTATTTGAATCACCAGTATTAACACCTGACCCAGCAAGATAACCCAAAGCAGTATTATAGTCAGCTGAAGTCAAAGCATCTAGAGTAAAGTTACCTACAGCTACATTGTATTCTCCACCATTAATTGCTGCACCTAGTGAGCCTTTACCTATTCCTAAGTTATTAGTTTCTGCGTCATGACCATCACCAGCACTAGTGCCTATAAAAATATTATCACCACCAGTTGTGATTGCTTCACCAGCACCTTGACCAATTAAAATATTATTGTCTGCTGTTGTTTGGTTTTTACCAGCATCTTCTCCAATAATCACATTAGCGTCAGCAGATGTCATATCTTCACCAGCAAGTTTACCAATAACAACATTGTTATTACCAGTCATAGTTCCAGCAGAAGCAGCTGAAGTACCAATTGTAGTATTTCCTGTACCAGTAGTAATTCCAAGTCCAGCACTTCTACCAAGTGCTGTGTTATCACTAGCGGTAGTAACAGCTCCTAAAGCAGCTCTACCAAATGCAGCATTATTAGAACCTTCAGTAAGTGCATTTAATCCACCTGAACCTCCAGCAGTATTATCACTACCTGTAGTAAGAGCTTCTAATGATTGATTTCCTATTCCTGTGTTATTACTACCTGTGGTTATTGCAGTACCAGAAATATAACCGACAGCGGTATTGTAATCACCTGAAGTTAAAGCATCTAATGTATTATTACCAATAGCTACATTATATTCACCGCCAGCTATTGAACCACCGAGTGAGCCTTTACCTATTCCTAAATTGTTAGTTTCAGCATCGTTATCATCACCAGCATCTTGCCCTATAAATATATTGTTACCACCAGTAGTTAGTGCCTGACCAGCTTCTTTACCTATTAAAATGTTGCTATCCGCAGAAGTTAAATTTTGTCCAGCCGTTCTACCTATTACAATATTAGCACTACCAGTTGCAATACCAGAACCAACAGCACTTGAACCTATAATTATACTATCGTTCAATGAAGTAGAAACTCTAGCAGAGTCTGACCCAAGAATAATATTGTGTGATTGTAATAAATTACTACCAGCTCTGTACCCTACAGCTACATTGTTTGTGTCATCAGTAATATCTCTTCCAGCTTGATAACCTATCAATGTATTATTGCCACCAGTATTTATTGCACCACCAGCATTATGACCAATCGCTACATTGTTATCTCCTGTTGTAATTGCATCTAATGCTGTTAGTCCATAAGCAGTATTATTAGCCGCTGTATCATCTGTGCCTGATACATCGTGGGTGTAAATAGAACCATTTGTTGTATCACTAAAGAAAGGAATACCATTAAAACTAGTACCAGTAATAGTGCTTGATCCAGTTATAGCACCGTCTACTTGTAGTGTAGTTGCCATATCAACAGCACCATCAATATCAACAACATCTAAATTTGTTGTACCATCAACATCTACATCACCAGATATATCTAATGATACAGCAGTAACAGAGGATTTAAATATAGCTGCACCATCGGCAGACATATCT